GGTGGCGAGAAGACGAAAAAGATTGAGCGGGCGATGGAGGGTTCGCAAAATGCCAAGATTAAAAAGGAGTTGGAGATGTATCAAGGCATGATTAAAATTGCGCAACTGAATGATACGTTTATTCCGAACAAGCCGGCGCATTTGAAGAAGTGGGCGGAGGCTATGAATGTTACCAATGCGTTTGCAAGCTCGATTTCAGAGGATGTCATCGTAAAGATTATGATGTTGAACGACGTGTCCGACAGCTGGAAAATTCTGCTTATGATGGGTATTGGCGTGTTTACCAATCATACAAGTATTGCTTATACTGAGATTATGAAGAACCTTGCTGATGAACAAAGGTTATACTTAATCATTGCGTCGAGTGATTATGTGTATGGAACCAATTATCAGTTCTGCCACGGATATATCAGCAAGGACCTTACCCTGACGCAAGAAAAAATCATTCAAGCGTTGGGGCGAGTTGGGCGTAATGGAGTGCAACAGGAGTATACAATTCGGTTTCGTGACGATTCACATATTACCAAGTTGTTTACGGCGGAAGCGGAAAAGCCCGAGGTGCAGAATATGAACCGGTTGTTTTGTGGGTCGGTTTAATGAAATAAAATAAAAAGCAAAAAGCAAAAAGCAAAAAGCAAAAAGCAAAAAGCAAAAAAAATAAAAAATAAAAAATAGTTGTATATATTTTTTATTTTTGTCCCATTTTAAATGTCCAAAGGTTTATAAATGAACATCAAATACATACTGGAATATATAAATCATTGTAACAACCGCTATAAATACTAAAAACATATGTGTAAATAACGCGATTGGTACATAATATTTTTTTATAAGGGGATGATATTTCATAATATCATATCTTAGATAAACGTTAAATACATATAGAATAGTTGCGAAAAATACTATCAACGCAGCTTCAAAACCCTTAAATATCTGATGTTCTGTTATAGGATACTTTTCAAAAAATTGACTAATCTGGTTCATATATACTATACAAGTAAAATATATTTGTCTGTATATATAGTAATGCCAAACAAATTTGAAAATGGTTTATTTATTTTTAGAAGAGATTTAAGGATAGTAGATAACAATGGGTTAAATTTATTAAATCAAGTATGTAAAAATATATTTACAATTTTTATTTTTACACCAGAACAAGCAACAAGTGAAAATAAATTCAAGTCAGATAACGCGCTTCAGTTTATGATTGAAAGTCTTGAAGATTTATCTCTCCAAATATCAAAAAACGGCGGTAAATTATATACGTTTTATGGCTATAACGACAAAGTAATCACAGAATGTATTAAATCATTGGATATCGGCATAGTATGTTTTAATTTGGACTATAGCCCATATGCAATCAAGAGAGACGCATCCATACAAAATCTGTGTAATAAAATGAATATATATTTATTGACTGACCATGACTATTATTTGAATCCGCCTGGCACCATTTTGAATGGTAGCGGTAATTCCTATCAAAAATTCACACCCTATTACGAGACCGCTTTAAAACAACGCGTTCAATCTCCCACTAATGCGAGTCATATTAATTTCACAAAAAAACAACAAATGAGAGTCGCAAATCTAATTACATTGCAAAATGCCATGACCAAATTTACAAAGGTGAATCCGCATATTTTGGTGCATGGCGGACGGCAACATGCCATGCAAGCATTGGCGGAAGCATTAAAGACACAAAAACATTATTCGAAAACGCGCAACGATCTTTGGATGCCTACCAGCCAATTAAGTGCGTATATAAAATTCGGTTGTATAAGCATCAGAGAAGTATATAAGGTCTTCAAAAGAAATCGAGATTTTATTCGCCAACTATACTGGCGTGATTTTTATGCGAATATCTTATTTTCATTTCCCTATGTTTTGGGCCATGCAATGAAACCCAAATATGATACAATCAAGTGGCATCATAATACGGCGTGGTTTAAGGCTTGGTGTGATGGACAAACGGGATTTCCGGTTGTGGATGCGGGCATGCGTCAGTTAAAACAAACGGGGTATTTACATAATAGATCGCGTTTAATCGTCGCAAGTTTCTTGGTGAAAACCTTGTTGATATCTTGGGAGCATGGAGAGAAGTATTTTGCCAAGATGCTGACGGATTATGACCCCGCCTCCAATAATGGAAACTGGCAGTGGATTGCATCTACTGGCGCGGATAGTCAGCCTTTTTTTCGAATATTTAATCCAACCGAGCAAGGTAAAAATTTTGACCCGGATTGCAAATACATTAAAACATGGATTCCTGAGTTGCGTAATGTAGATTCACGTACTATTCATAATTGGGATACTGAATGGAATGACAAATCCAATAAAAGTATTCAATATGTGAAACCTATATGCGATTATAAGGTGCAAAAAGAATTGGCGCTGAAAATGTATGGCAAAATTTTTTAATGTGTTGTGACTTTTAAAAAATAAATATTTATATAATTTCAAATATGTAAAAATATATAAATTACTTACAAACGTCCTGCTTTTTTCATTTCTGCTTTTGTAATTGGGTCGTCTCCGTGCGCGCGATTATTGTGCCTGTCTTCCCACATGTAATTTGATGCAGAATCCCTTCCACCGCAATTTTTTGCAATGATATGACCCGCGTCTTTATGCGCCATTCTACTCTTGATTTGCGCATTAGTTAATCCCGCATCCTTATATACACCATGAGCATACTTGCGTACATCTTGGTTGCTTCTTAGTTTACCGGCATCACCTCCCTTAATACCTTCATTGATTGCATGACTTTCCTTTCCGTATCCGTGTGACATTTTATTATACTTGTACAATAAAATATTTTTAAGCGGTTTTTTTATGATAATTTACAAAGATGCATACAAAATTTATTATATTTTTCATAATATATAATATATTACATGATGGATTATGATATAGTATTCAAAAATCGTGCTATAGATTATAATTACGCAATACAAAAATATCCAAACGTTCTTAATAATGAACTATCTACAGCAGCATTTATGGTACATGCAAAACCAAATGAAGTAATTGTAAATATACCTGGAGCATGTGTAGATATTAGCAAATACCTTCCCAACTCAGTTATTTATAAACCATATGAAATAAATAAAATGTTTTCTTCTGTAACAGGGATTCCATATTCTGCAAATTTTTATATACCAGAACCGGATAATTCGGTTGATAAAATAGTATCATTGGCTTCCTTACATCATTCAACAGATGAAGAACGTATTGAATTCTATAAATCGGCACATCGTTGCCTAAAGCCTGGCGGTAAATTAATTATTGGTGATGTATCTATAAATTCACGAGAAGACAAATGGCTGAATGAGTTTGTTAATAAGTTTAATGGTCATACGGGTAAATTCTGGTCAGCGGATGATACAAAATTAATGACTGGCTTCCATGTGAAAACTGAAATGAAGAAATATCCTTGGGTATTCTCTTCGCAAAATGAAATGATAGACTTTTGTAAGCATCTCTTTGGACTAAAAAATGCAACAGATTTGGAACTTACTCAAGGTCTAAAAAAATATCTTATGGCTACTGATACTGAATTTGAGTGGTCTCTTTTATATTTCATTGCTACTAAACCCACATAGAACCAAATCGTTCTTCAAGAACCATTGGAAAAAATTGTGCGCCTGCTGCAGGTGTGAAAGTAAATTCACTAAAATATATAATGCCTCCAACATAATAAAAGTCTATTCTAACAAATTCAAACGGGGATGATAGCAATTTTGCAAGAATTAGCATCTTATCTAGATGTACTGGTTTTGCTAAGTTTGCTATTTGAATACTTGCCAACGGATTCCAATGAATATCATAACTATTTTGTATTGTTCCTCGTTTGACCCCAATGCTAACCGGTTGGCCGTGAATACAACGAAACATAAATACATCTGCGTTTCCTATGGTGCCATTCACTTTTTGCTCAATAAAGAATCTTGGTTTTATATATGTATATTGTCGTTCAGTATTTGAATATATTTTGTTCCAACTTTGTAGCGTTGATTTGACATGATCTACATTAGTATTGTGGTGTATATTAATATTCCATCCTGACCCATGAGAAGCCTTGACCATATTATTCACATTTATATCATTTACTGAAAAATCGTCCGGATTATCTAGTATTCTTATTATTGGTGCTACACTAATATCATCCCCGCAAATGTTTTTCACAATCTGTTTTGCTTCTATTTTATCAACATATGGGGCAAATCGTTCGTCCAATTGAGTTGAATAATATTGTATTTTTTTATACATGGGCAGTTTTTTCCAGTTAATTGGTTTTATAAATGAAAATGACATTATTATATACATTGAATATTTTTAATTGAGATAACTTTCAGTTTTCTAAATGAATACTTACGCATCAATATTTTCAAAAAGTCCAGAAGAAAATTGCGGTATTTGGTCTTTACGCACAGCACATCAATTTACTACCAATCGTTCTAAAATAGTGATTATTATACATTACATTTTTATCCAGCGCCTTGGCCAATGTTTTATCGCTTATTTTTAGTTGTTTGATGCAGTCATATTTGCAAACGAATTCTTTTAGTAGCTGGTTGTCTTCTGTATATTGTCCCACGCCGTCTTTATATAATAAGGGCGCGCCATATTTTTGCTCAAAATTGTCTTTTACTTCATCCGCGCATTTTTCATATAATACATAATAATGGCCGTTTGTTAGGGATACATTTTTTACAGGATTGTCTAACGCCGATGGCGATGCATACCCATTTTCGATTGCTGCCGTTTTTCTGTCTATATACACATTCAATATTTCTGTCTTGTGTTGGTCCATCTTTGCAATGTAACCTAGATTTTGAACCTTGGTTTGTTTTGTTGGAAGAATATTATGGATTATGTTCGGGTCCAAACTTCTATCTACGAAAGCCCATCTATATTCCATGTAAATTGTGTTTTCTTTAACCGCCTTATCAATGCTTGGTCGTTTTACTTTGAAATTATATTCTTTCAAGCATTCCGCAACTGATTCATATACTTTAATAATAGTCATTGTTTCAGGGTTGATTTTTTGAAGGCGTGGACCCAATGTTACTAATGGTTCATTAAAGCCAGTAGCGGTTTTGATTTGAGTTGAGTTTAATTTCTCCATCATTTCTTGGTTTGTTTTTTCTAGATTATTGATTTTACATGATAATTGTTTTACACTTTGAATCAATTCTTGAATTAATAGGTTGTCATTATTTGTAGTTTTCATTTCAAGCATAAGTTTTAATTGCTCAATTTCAAGCTCTAATTTATTTGTATCATTGTTATTAAAATATTTTAGGTTATTGTTAATAATATTTAACAATGTTTTATATGATAAATTTTTACCAATTAAAAATAACTCCATCTCATTTTCGTGTCCGGGTAAGTCATTTACTTTACTTCCTCGTATATTTTCATGGTCTTTTATAAAAGTTTCAAAGTCCTTGCTTTTGTTAACGGCAAAGCAATCTAATAAAAGACATTCTTCATAGCTATTTTTATGCTGTTTGTATCTATCCAATACTCCTCTGCGACTTTCACCAACTTTTACAATATATTGTCCGTTTTCAAACGTTTTCACTTTAATTACATAAAAAAGAGCACCGCTAGTGGCATATTCTTTTAATAATATTTTTTCTCTTTCTAGAATTGTTTGCTTCTCCAACATGGCGTCATATTCTTGTTTCTTTTTGTCTTCTAATTGAATAATTTCGTTTTTTGCGTCTTCTAATTGAAGTTTTAGTTCATTGCTTTCTTCTACTAAAAATTCTTGCAAAACATTTTCTAATTTAATATAATAATCGTGAATTTCATCTGCCTTTTTTGTTCCTGCTTTCAAACAAAATTTTTTGAAGGTTTCAATATTCAACATAATAATTTCTTTGTTGTGTCCACCTTTGGTTTTATTCTTTGCTCCTGAAGGTTCAGGAGCAATGATTTTATAATCTTTATTAATAGTAAAATTTTTTTCTAGCGAACATTTTGCATTATATTTTTGATTAAATCCTAACCAATTCCAGACGTTATCAAGGTCAATTACAAAATCATTCTGGTTATCGTGCTTCAAATAGCAATAAAAACTTGCTAAAAACATTTGTTGTTCGTAGTTATTAAATGATTTTTGCACTTTTTCTACTAATTTTGACTGGTAATTACCATTTAACTTGGTAATTGGGTTGTTTTCGATGAGAGTTACAATATCTATACTCATTCTATATATTATTTACTAATATATCTTTATATTGTTTTTTGCTTTAATAATTAAAAAGCGATTATTTTAATTATTATCTTTATTTTTATAGCATATAAATAAAAACCACACATTGTATCGTAATACAACTGCTTAATTGCTGTAAGCAAGACCACCCATACCGGACATAATTCTTAGCACGTTATAGTTGGTGGCATAAACACGCACCTTGGCAGTCTTGGTGCCCTCAACAGTTGCGTTGGAGAGCACAAGCTGAAGGGTGGCATTGTCAATACGGGAGAAGTTGCACGTGCCCGTGGGTTGGTGCTCCTCAGGGCGGAGAGCAAAGGAGTACACGTTAATACCTTCATCAGGGTTGCGGGTGTGGCTCTGGTAAGGTTGAACCCAAGAGAAGTAGGTTCCTTCACGCTCAGAGAAGCGGTCCTGTCCGTTGAGCTGCAACTTGGCAGTGACAACGGGGTTCTGGCCCCAGCAGTGCATGTCAAGGGAGGTCTCAGTGAGCACGAAGGTGCCGGCATCGGAAACGGTGGAGTTGACGTGGTTAGTGGCATTGGTACCAACGAGGGTGGTGACACCATTCGTGGTAGAAAGACCGGGTCCGCCGAAGTTGGGCTCGTTGTAGGGGTTACCAGGGCCGTGCCAGTATCCAGTGGTATTGGCAGCATCCATGGCACCGGCAGACTCAAAGAGACCCTCGCTGTCAATGAAGGCGTGTTGGCCGATGAGGGAGTTGGGGTCGTGAGCGGCGACGGCCTCAGGTCCAGCGAAGGCGTGGACAGCGTTGGGGAGGGCGTCAATGGCATCAGTGTAGTTGAAGGGCTGGGCACCCAAAACCTTGAAGAGGAGGGCGTCGCACACAAGGGAAGAGCAGTAGTCGACGTTCTGATCAGGTTGGACAACCCAAATCAACTCCTTGACGGGGTGGTTGAAGTTGAGCTTGATCTTGTTGGAGGAAGAACCTACAGACTCGTCACCAGTGAATTGGAGCTGGGTGATGAGGTACTCGTGGGGGTTCTGGGCCATTCTGCGGCGCTCATCAGTGTCCAAGAAGACATAGTCGACGTAGAGGGAGGCAGCAACCAAAGACTGGTTGTAGGCGATGGAGGCAGGGACAGCCTTACCAGAGGCATACTGGCCAGCATTGTTAACAGGGGTCGGGTTGGAGCCGGAGTTGCAGCTCAAGGTAGTGACGGCCCACAAGCACTCATCAATAGGACGAATATCAAGGTTAATCTTGACCTCGTGGTACTGAAGGGCGATCAAGGGGAGGGCAAGACCGGGGTTAGTGCAAAACCAGAACTGAAGAGGAACATAGAGGGTGGTCTCAGGAAGGGCGTTGCGGGGGGCACACACCTGGCGGGGAGCCTGGGAGTCGCAAGGACCATCAACATCAGCGAAGGAGGGGTCGGTGATGAAGGTAAGCTGAGTGGTGTTACCAATCATCTTGAAGTAACCACGCTGTTGCTCAGAAGTCATGGTGAGCTGGTTCCAGATGTGCATCCAGTCACCATATTGGCGGTCAATGCGTTGGCCACCAATCTCAACCTCAACCTGGGCGATGAGCTGTTCTCCGGGGAAATCCAACCAACGGGCGTAAACACCAGAGTTGTTAGCAGGGGAGTAAGTGCCAACACCCATCAACTGGTTGATCTCGGGAAGAGTCACCTGAAGATAAGTGCGGTAGGCAAGATCACCATTACGGCTGATCGTGCACTGGACACGACGACCGAAATCGGCTTGTCCGTTGAAAGTTTGCTCAATAGATTCAATAGCAAAGTTGGTGTAACGTCTGTAAGTGACCTTCCAGAAAGTGATCTGAGGATTACCAGTGAGGTATACGTCTTGTGCGCCGTAAGCGACTAGTTGCATGAGTCCGCCTCCCATTTTATAATATGGCTAAAGAAAAAAATTTTTTGGATTTTAATTTAATACAATTTAATTAAATTAAATAAAAATGTTATATAATTGCAAATTATGAAGAAAGTATCTTATTTATGTCCATATTAGATTTCATAAATTTCTGTAAATAAGAGTCTAAAAATATCTCTTTTTTGCCCTCGTGGTTCTTTGAAAAAACATATGCCTCTTGTTTCTTAGCGACTGACCACCCTTCTTGTAAGGCGTTATAAATAAAGGACATTTTTTGAAAAGTAACTATATCTACTTTGTGTTCCTTATCCTCTATATTTATATGTAAATCCATTTTATAAAAAAACAGAAAAGTTAAATAATAATTAAACCAATTACCCCCTTATAGTAGAAATAAATGTTATATTCAAATTACAAATTAAAAAGTATTATGATATTTTATAAAGAACTATGTCAAATGGATTTAAGCCTAAAACAACAAAAAAAATTAAGATAAACAAGAGAAGTGCTATTACTTTGGATGGAAAACATCGAGAATATTTGAATGAATTTATTAAAGACGACGTTGATAGAATTCCTGAATTGAAGCTAGAGCGTGATAATTTACAAAAAAAGGCCGCCGATCCAAATATTACTTTATCCCTTGAAGAGCGATTAGATATAAAAGATCGCCTAAAGGAAATCAACAAAACTATTAAAAATTGCCATTTGAAAAAAAAGGAGTATTTATTGGAAAATTCGAAACATATTTTTGATT